GAGTACCTCTTAGGATTATGGGATATAGACATGATGGTCATTTAATGTATATAAGACATGATGGTACTATAGATGATGATGGTAAATCAAATCCATGGCGAAGATTTAAAGATAGAATGAAAGGTATGTGGGGTGGTATTAAACAAGGTAAAGTTGATAATTTCTCTGATCATGCCATGGCAGAGTACATTCCTCACATAGAAAAATGGAATAGTATAAATACATTCATACACAGTAATATCGAGGAGATATAATGGCTGATATAGAACATGCCGCGAAGCTTCTCGATATCGAGAAGAGAATAGAACGTATGCATCTTGCCTTAAAGCGGCAGGAAAAAGAATTAGAATCTTGGAGACATAGGTCTACAAGGTTACCAAATTGGATACGCAATAGTGGTGTAGCTTTATTTTTAGCTATATTCATGCAAGCAATGTCTTCAGTTTGGTGGGCATCACAGATAACGAATACACAAGCAAATATTATTGCTGATGTTCAGATGAATACAGACTATAGAATATCCAGTGCCGAAAGGTATAATGAGATTATGATAGAATTAACCAAAATTGAAGTGATGTTGGAAAATCATCTCAATGCACATTTTAACAATCAGGAATAACTATGAAATCATTAAAGCAAATACTAAGAGAAGCATCTGGTGGCAAGGAAGCCTACCAAAAATTCTTCAATTCTCTTCTTAAAAAATTTGGAGTGAGCTCACCTTCAGAGCTTGAGGGAGACGCAAAGAAGAAATTTTACAATGCAATCGATAAAGGTTGGGATGGTGATAATGAAGAACCTGAAAAGAATGAAGCTAGAAGGCCAAAGATGGTACAAGGTGATAAAGATGAATATTATAAAAGGGTTGATAAAGTAAATCAAAAATATGGAATCGGTCCAGGGCATGAAAAAGGCCTCGGCGATTTAAGCAGAGCTCAACAACAGAAATACTTTGATGATGTAGATAAAGCTTTAGGACATACAACTGAAAGACATAATGACCCAGAAGGGTTAGACCCAGAAACTACTGTTGATTCAGATGAAGACATGGCAGATAAAGCTGCAAGCACTGTAACAGAAGCTTTAAGAGCTGCGCGTGGTAAGCTTGGTCCAAGAGATGCAATTGATATCGATTATATGGGTGATAAAAAAGATATTAAATTTGATTCTACTAAATGGAAAATCACTATGAAAGGTAGCGGTGATGGCCAATTACTTATCAGTGGTGATAAACAAAAGATCTTTGCATATCTTCGCTCAGACGATTATGGTATGGAAGATGAGGATATCGAAGAACTATTCCCAGAATTATTTGAAGCATTTAGCTTACGTAATATTAGTTTAAAAAGCGCTAGTAAGCGAGATCGTGCTAATAAAATTGCGGAAGTTGCAGAGGATACAAACTACCCAAAGGCTTTAAGCGTTATCAGAGAATGGTCAGGTGACGCAGAAACTCAGCGTAAGAAGAAAAGACGTTTTGAAGATGAAGTAGATACTGCCCATAAAATGAATGATGCTATAGTTCAATGTGAACAGTGCGGTAAGACACATGAAGAAGGTGCTTGCGGTATGTCAGAAAAGAAATGGGGCCCAGTAAAAAAAGGTAAATCTATTAAAGGTGCTAAGCTTGGTAAATCACATCCTGTTATGGACCAAGGGCAACGTGCAAAAATTTTAAAGATTGCTAAAGCTAATTCTGGTAATATGGCAAAAGCTATAAAGTTAATTGATAGAATTAGAAAAGGTTTATCAGATAATCCTGCTGTAATGGATATTCTTAAGAAGGCTAATGAAGATGTTCAAGAAGCTAAGATAAAGCCTCCTAAACTAGGAGATAAAGAAGAATATTACAGAAGGGTTGACAAAGTAGAGAAGCAATTTAAAATCGGATATGGGAAAGGTAAAAGGTCGATAAGCGATTTAAAACCAGCCGAGTTAAAGAAATACTTTGCTGCTAGAGATAAAGCTTTAGGACATGATATTTTTGACTCAGTTAATGAGATGACAACTGAAGTAGAATTTGATTGGGATAGCTATGGATTTAATAAAAGAAAACATGTACAACTGATGAAGAAGCATAAAGTAAAAGTTTCACCGATGAGCATGAAGGGACCCGGTGGTGTTGATGTCGATCATTTCGCCAAAGTTGTTGGTAAGAAAGAAAATATTAGAGCTTGGATGAAAGACTGGAAATATGATTATGATGCGCAAGACTATAAAGATATGGGTCTTGCTTTAAGAGGTGAATCAGTTGACGAAGCTAATCGTTTTTCTAAAAAATTAAATAAACCAGCAAAACATATTTTTGATTTAGCTCTTAACGCTATTAGAAGAAACAATGTTAGAGGTAAGAAAGACCAAGACGAATATATTGATGATGTTGCTGGGGTATCTCTTACTCCTAAAGAAGTCGAGTTAGTTAAACAAGCTATCCAACACGAAAGTGTTAATGAAGCTGTTGCAGTAGACCGTAGAACTAAAGGTTTTAAAGAAGCAATGATGCGAAAAGAAAAAGCTAAAATCAAACGTGAGAAAGCTAAAATTAAAAAAGAAAAGAAGAAAGAAAAAGAAGTACTTGATGCACGTTATGATTACGATGGTGGAGTAGATACTATTTTATCAGCTGCGAATGCAGTATTGTTTGGTAAAAAATTACCTGAGGATTCTGCAGTGAATAATGCAGGAGATGGTAAAGTTGATATGGCACCTAACGCAGGTAAGAAAAAGAAAAAAGAGACAATAGTACGTAGAGGATACTAATGGAAGGTTTTAAATCATTCATTGTTGAGAAGTATATGTCTCAAGCTTCGAAGAAGGATAGATATAAAGCATCTAGAGATTACTTGATGCTTAAGACACAGCAATCCAAGCTTGGAAAGATTCCAAATAAGTATAAAGAACGTAAGGGTCTTGAAGGTCCGTTTATGACTAAGTCAGGACAGGTTGTATACTACGATAAAAAATTCGGTCAGTATTATAATTCTGATACAGATATATATATTGATTATGATGATTGGAAAAAAATGAGTGAAGACTTGGATGAAGCAAGTAGTGCTGAGCGTCGTAAAAGAATGCAAGCTCATTTAAAAAAGACAATGAAAAAATACGGTGACGCTACTAAAATGGGTATGGACCCAGCTCAAGTTAATCAAAGACGGAACAGACCAACATTAAAGAAAAGATAGCGATAGGCCTGTTTATAATTATGGCAACAATATCAATCCCTGCAGCAACCCATATTAATGTAGTAGCAACTACATTCGATCATTCAGCTAAATCAAATTTAGGAGAAATTCGAACTGGGTCTTATTTGTCTCAGGCATCTATGCTAGTGTATGATGATATCTTAAGATTCCAAAACTCAACAGATGCTCCTACAGCTGATGTATCTAATTTTAATTATAATGAATTTGAAGGTAATATCCTTTGGTTCATGGATGAATTAGTTGGAATGGAATCTGATTGGATTAAGACTGCAAGTGCAAGTAGTACTACAGCTTATGGCTATGTACAATTTACTGAGGATAGTGTTGAGACTGCTGTAAATAGATATATTGGACATTTAGAAAGATTTAATGAACGATCACTTACTCGTGATTGGGTACCATATTCTATTAAACTTGGTGAGACTCTACCTATTCCTGAATGGTTAACTACACTTAAAAATTCTACTAAGACCCACGAAGAAAAATTAGATGCATTAACATATGATGAAATGTTAGCTTTAGCATTTGTACATCTTCATAGTAAAAAATCAAAAGATTCAAATTTTGTATTGTTAGCTGAAGGTGATATATATGCATCAAAAGAAATATATAAAAATAATCATCATACTAGTCCAGATGCAGCAACATTAACTAGACTGGAAGATTTTTTCCCTTGGCGTAAACAAAATAAGTATGTTGAGAAACTAGCACATGCTACTAGTAGTGTTCCAAGCAACGCTTGGATGCATAAACATTGTGCTGATAATTTAAACCAAGGAAAAACTCCTGATGATGTTATTGCTTGTATTAGTGCGAAGCTTATAATGCATAGTGGTGATGATTTAAAGATTGATTATGAGAATGAAGCTAATAACAATTCAAATAATACAGCAACAACAAATATAATTACAATCACAGATGTAACTCCAAGTATAGCTGCAAATCTTGGTGTATATGCAAAATATAATAGTCTCTTAACTAATCAATTACTAGAGGCAAACTCTCAATATAAAGTATTTCTACGCAAAGATTCTGATGATATAAACGATTTTAGTTTTTATTTTTATAGGTCTGGTGATATCGCAACTGAATGGTTACAAAATATTAAGGTTGAATTAAATAATCATCCGGATGATTATAACTATGATGAATTATGTCAAACTATTAGTAGTTGGAGTCATCCTGTACACACATATATAATAGATTGGCAATATAATGCTTCAAATGCGAATTATATTATACCTCCTGCTACGCCTTTATCGAATCCTCTACGAGCTGGATTTTATTGGCCTAACTATGATGTACAGTCTACTGGTATTATGGTAGTTAGTAAGGCAATGGGAGATACTAGAAGTCAATTAGGAACTATGTTTCATGAAGGCGGTGGACATGCTATACATGTAAATCGCTGGGGTGGTGAATATGGAGCTGCAAGTGGTGATAATATATTATTAGATAATGCACAAAATGATAATCTTTTAGCGCTTTATGGAGACTATAAGACTATCCAAGACCAACGAATTGCGGTCTTAGTATCTGATTATTATAATAAGGTTGCAATAAGGGATGCTTCGCAGCTTGTATACAACGCATCATTGCTTGTTTGGCAATCGGCTAAGAATGCACAAAACACAACGCAAGTGAATCTTGATGGACAGCAATTGAATCTTGATATCAGAAGTGCAGCGAATGCGTATCAAAAGTATTTGGTGTTTCATAATAGAGTTTATGGTGACTTACCAATGGCTAATATTAGAAATATTGGATTATATACGGCAGACAACATAGAGGAAGAATTCATAGCTAGAATTTATCAAACAATGGCAACAAATAGATGTATTACATTTGTTGATGATATATGGCCTGTTATGAAAGCGGCTTCACCTGCTTACGGTAATATGCCTTCTCTAGCTGATATAATTGATCTAGATATGGCGGAAAAAATAGATATAGTGATGAGAGATGAGATGAAATTAGACCATAGGTCTTATAATATTAGATAGTAAGGTCTTATAATATATAAATAAGTCTATATAACAAGGAAACATCATGGCGAAACCGACTACAAGAACTACGTTACAAGAATATTGCTTGAGAGCATTAGGTTCTCCAGTAATAGAAGTCAATGTAGATGAAGATCAAATTGAAGATCGTACTGACGATGCATTACAATTCTATCAGGAATATCATTCTGATGGTATACTCCGCGAATATTTAAAACACCAAGTTACAAAAGCGGATATTGATAATAATTATATTACAGTAGCTGATAGTATTACATCTATTGTACGTATGTTAAAAATTAATGCAACAACAGGTAGTGCGTTATTTGACATGGGTTACCATATGAGACAAAATGATATATTCTTGTTGCAAGGATTAAGTACTCAAATGCAAGAATATGAAATGTCACAACAAAAATTATCATTAATTGACCATAGATTAAATAGTGAAGAGCATGTAAGATATAGTAGACATATGAATAGGGTTCATATGGATGAAGGATATGGTGAATTGACAGGTAGTGAATGTTCTATTGCAGCACATACAACCAAAGCGACTTGTGAAGCTGCTGGTGGAACATGGACTGAAGGTGAATACATTGTACTAGAAGTATATTCTATTATAGACCCTACAACATATACTGAAGTTTTTAATGATCACTTTTTAAAGAAATATTTAACAGCATTAATTAAACGTCAATGGGGAGCAAACATGATGAAGTTTGAAGGCTTCCAATTACCAGGTGGTATAACAATGAATGGTCGTCAGATGTTTGATGATGCTATCGAGGAACTTAAAGAGTTAGAAGAAGAATGTAGGTTGTCCTGGATGATGCCAGACAACTTCATAATGGGATAATAAATGGCAACTAGTGTATATTTTAATGGTGCTGTACAGTCTGAACAGAACCTTTACGAAGATTTAGTACTTGAAAGCATTAAAATGTTTGGTCAAGATGTAGTATACGTTCCGCGTGAACAGATATACGAAGATGAAATATTAAATGAGACTCTAAATCAATATCGTCATGCCTATCCACTAGAATGTTTTATAGAGAACACCGAAGGATTTGAAGGTGATGGTAATCTATTAAGTAAATTTGGTTTAGAGATTCGTGACCAAGGTACATTTATAATACCTAAGAAGCGTTGGGACCATGTTGTAGGTATGAATCTTGCCGAAGCATTAGGTAATCAATCACTTAGTATACCTGGTGAGGGTGACCTTATATATATGCCAATGTCTGATAGAATATTTGAGATTAAATATGTAGAACCTAAATTACCATTCTTCCAATTACAAGACCTACCTACCTATACTTGCACTGCAGAATTATTTGAATATGATGGTCAGAATTTTGAAACTGGATTGCCAGAGATAGATAATATAGAATTACTATATGCTAGCTCTTATTCATATACAACTACGGCAGTTGCTGACACTAACCACTTCCAAATCGGTGAATACGTACATCAATATACTGGTTCTACAGATGACCTTGGTGCTAATATTAATGTAGTTGCGAAAGTTGCCGGATATGAAGTAGTTGATGCAGATACTTATACTGTATTACTTGTATCTCCACATCAATCAACAAACGGAGATGGAACCTTCATGCAACCAGCGGTACATGCGACACGTTTACTTGTTGGTCAAAAATCTGGTAGCTCAAGAAAAATTACTGTTGATTTAACAGGAACTACGAAGACTGAATATAACAGAGATCCATATGCTGATAATGATGAGTTTGAATTTTATGGTGATGATGTTATAGACTTCACTGAAACCAATCCATTTGGAGATCCTTAATGTTTGAAAATCATTGGTACAATCAGTCAACACGTAGGATGGTATCTGTATTTGGCTCTATGTTTAATGACTTAGAGGTTCATAAAACAGATTCTGGTGGTAAAGTACTACAAAAAATTAAAGTTCCTTTAGCTTATGCACCACGTCAAAAAGTATTGGCGAGAATGGCAGAACAAACACAAGACCCTAAATTAGCAATGACATTGCCAAGAATATCATTTGAAATTACTTCAATGGAGTATGATGCAAATGCACGTGTATCTAAACATAAGAGTTATAAAAAAGTTGTAACAGGTGATACACTTCAATTAAATAAATTAGGTGCTCCAGCCGTATATAAGGTTGGATTTGAATTAAATATTCTTGCTTCTACTCAAGATGAAGCTCTGCAATTATTAGAGCAGATACTTCCAATGTTCCAGCCAGAATATACAGTAACAATAAAAGATATTCCTACAATGGATATCACAACAGATACACCAATTGTTTTGGATAGTGTCACATTAAATGATGATTATGAGG